CCTGGGTCGTCTCTCCGGCCTTCGGGGAACCGGACGGGGGACGACGCCCCGGGAGATGAGCGTTTGCCCGAACCCGACTTGGCGCCTGAGCCGACGTGATGCCTGATAATGCTCGATGACGGGCTCCTGGCCCCGTCTGGCAGCGTGGTAGTCGAATATGCAGGTATAGGCGAATGGATGGCGGAAGACCCGG